AAGCCCTTAACGAACTTGTGTGCGGTGTCACCCATTGCGGTCACTTCAAGTTCATCCGCTGCATAGTTCAGGGTGATTGAAGTAACGTGGTCGCTAAGATCAATCGCGTTAATCTTAAGACCGACTGTGTTATTTAAGAAAACTGCCATTTGGCTTATTCCTCATCTTTCTTAGCGGTTGCGGGTTTTGGTGCGCTTGGAGCTACTTGACCAATCTTAGCCAAGAAAGCCTCGCGCTCTTTGTCATTATCAGCCATTTTAGCTCCAATCGGATAGTACGCTGATGGTTACTTCACCGGACAATAGATCGCCTACTGTTCCAGTCAAGACTGCGGGTGAACTAAATGTCCCTATTGTATATGCAATAGATGACGCTTCTAGTTTATTCACAATATTAAGGTAAAAATTCTCAATGTTTGTTAGGTTGCCCTGATTGTCAAACATCGGTGCAAGCACAACAAGTTTGAAATTAACTTTTGGCTTAACCGTTTTGTAATGGTCATTTGAAGGCTCGATGTATGGATCACCGGGTTGCACGACAATTGAATTAGCAAGCGGGCTGGCAGGTGGGAAGGAAAACACCTGCCAGACCGCATTATCAGCTAGTGCAGTCGCGATTGTTCCCCGCAGGGTTGTTATTGCGCTCACCCTACTTGACCGCCCGGTGCTAGATGATCCGCAAGCAAGCCTCGAACTCGAGCCATAAGTGTGTTGCCCATCCGGTACGGACTAGGCTGAAAATCTGGTGAAATGCCGCCTGCGTTAGATGCTTGACGTGCTTGCCATATATCAACGGCAATCATTAATGCCGCTTGATTAACCTCTGGCAAAGTTTCATAATCAATATGAGTAGTGCCATAAACTTTACCCCAAGGCACAAGTTCGTTGTAAGGCTCGGCAGTTGCATTAACAACCGTGTAAGTAACTGAAAAACTTGTGGGAACAGCGGTAACGGTTTTAGATCCATTATATTTCGCTCCGGCGTTTTCGACCGTGATGGTCTGCCCAACAATAAAGTCATGGGGAACGCTGGTGTATATGGTCGCAATTGTGGTGGTAGATTGATGAGCTACGACCGCATAGTCATTGAACCACAGTTTAGATTTAACGATGTTTTCTGCTGCTTGGCAGACTTCTTCTACGACCGGAGACGAATAAAGGTTGCCAATACCGAGAGCAGAACGAAGTTCGGCTTCGGTTACATAAGTGGCTGCCATGTCGTTTCCTTTCGATGTTAGCCCCGACCACTAGGGCTGAGTGGCCGGGGTAACGTTATTCCTTAATTATCAGGTTAGGTTGAAGCGACGAACGCCACCTGCAACCAAAACGCCACAAGCCAAATAGCCATAAAGTGATGTTTCGATTTCACCGGATGTTGGGACATTGGTGCTGAGACGCAATACTGGTGATTCATAGATTGCGACGGATGAAGGCACAACGATAAATGCTGATTCATCAATTGTTGTAGCTACACAGTTTGGATCGACATAAAGGTCGAGACCCAAAACGTTACCGCGTAGCGATGAAGGTACTGCTGATCCAGCTGCATTCGCAGGTTGTGATGCTGAGTAGATTGGGCGACCTGTTGTATCGGTTGCACCCATGAGTAGACCCCATTGAGAAGTACCAGCAATGTAACGTGTTGCCAATTCGCCAGTTGCGCTATAAGCAGCTGGTGTTTCGGTTGAAACATAAGAAATGATGCCTGCGGAAGATGCTGCAACTGCTGTTGCTTGTGTTCCACCTGCGGTCAAAGCTGCGATAACTGCTGCATCGGTTGCTTTGTTATATGCGCGCTGCATGTTGTCAAGCATTGCTTGGAAGAAGCTAGGGTCGCTGCGCTCGAGCAATTCGAGTGAATAGCGTTGGATTCCAGAATACTTCTTAACAGTCAAATTGACATAAGAGCTGACAATTCCGGTTTCAGATGGTGCGCCACCTTCGGCAGTTTCTGCAACTGTTCCAGATGTTGTGATCTTTGGAACTGAGACAGTCATACCTGCGCTTGGGATTGCGCGTGATCCGATTGCGTCGATTGCTGGACGCGATCCGATAAGTGTGTCAACAACAGTTCCGACATACTGAACTGGTGAGAATGCAGGGTTGGTTGAGAATGAATCATCAGCAGCGGTTAGTGCCTTTGCTGCTTGTGCATCTGCATGCATGACCCATTCTGCTGAATCGGAGTTACCCAATTTAGCTTTAATGGAATGCTCAAGATACTGAGCTTTGGTCTTAATCGGTGAACGTGGCTCTGTATAAAAAGACGCGCTAATCGTTGGACGTGCGGCTTCTACGGGAGCAACCTCAACCGGAGTTTCAATTGGCTCTGGAGTTTTCTCCACGATAGCCTCACTTTCCGTGATTGGTTGGTTTGTTTGATCTGCTTCGCTTTCGCTTGCAGCAACTTTAGTAACGTTAGCATTTGTAAACGCTGGTGATTCGACAAGACTGACTTCCTTTAACACCGCAGCTGTAACTTCGATGTAATCTTTCTTGCGCTTGGATGAGATAACTTCAACCCCGACCGAAAGACCATCAATCAGTCCTTCGGATGCAAGAATCAAAGCATCTGACCCTTGTTGGCTAGAACTCATTTTGAATTGCGCATAGATGCCATCTTCGGTCACTTGGAACTTTTGCATACGCCCAATTGGCTTGTCGTTTTTATGCTGGAAAAGCATTTTGATTTTTGACGGAGTTTCAATCTGAATTGAATCCTTGGCAAACACAACCGCGCCTGCGCTTGTATTACCAATCTCGCCGAATGGCACAATCTTGCCTGCAATAATGCGGCGTTCGGAATCCGAACTTTCAATTGCGCTACTGAACTGAAGTAACATCTTGGTTTCCATTAGGTGTTAGGTCTTCCATTTCCATAGCTTGATCAAGGGTGATCAAACCGAGAGTTAGCATTTTTTCAATGACGTTTAAGCGTTCCATTGGATCTACCCGCAAGAATGCTGAATCGACGTCAAACTTAACAATATTGCCTCGCGCCGTAATATCATCCATGGATAATCTGTCTTGAATTGCATTGATGTACGGTGCGAGTGATAGAGCGACAAATTGCTTACGTTCATCTTGAACGTTTGCGTACGTCATAGAATTATTTTGATCCGCGCTAATGTAATATGCCGGGACATTCATCATTCGTGCAATCTGAGTTGATGTGCTTTGTACGGCATCGACAAACATCATGTCTCTAGGTGAAAATGAAGTCGGTTGATAATCTAACGTGCTTGTCAAATAAGCCGTGCTGCGCTGATCGCGAGCAGACTTCCAAGCTGCAAGAATGCCTTGAACTTCGGCAGGTGCAAGATCCGCACCGGTGTTTTTAATAACGCCAGACGGCATGGGTGTTGATGTAGCTACACGCATTGCTTTTTCCAAATCAATTGCGCTGCGAAGTGTGCGCGCGCCGCGTTGCAAAATGCCGTCATCTTGTGATTGGAACGTTACGAGAGATCCAAGACCTGACATTGGCGCGGCTTTGCCGTCGACGTTATAAGACAAAATGTAATTTGTGTTTGGTTCTGTTGTGAATGTGACACGGGTTGGCGCAATCCACTCAAATCTTGCTGGACGACCATCATCAAAATAAACTTCGGTGACACGCCAATAAGCAACGCCGTAAAAAAGCAATGAATCAACCGTCCATGCAATCGTGATAGATCGTGGTTGATGAATTGATGGTTGCTCTAGCCAAAGTGGCTTGCCTAATTCTTCACCGGTTGATTTCTTATAAAGTTCCATCGGCAATCCGCCAATAGTGCAAGCAATTAAATTACGGCATCGACTTACACTTGGAACGCTAATTGCTTCATCGCGACCAACTGGCAATAATGTGCTAGGAATAAAATTATTGAAAGCATCAGTCATTAACTGTGGCGCAGCTTGCGCCTCAATTTTATTAGACCGGAAACGATCGAAAATACCCATCGTTTAATGTTACCATACAAATCGGACATTCCCGACATTTTAGACAATAATTTGTGGCTTACTTTGTGGCTTTAGAAGCTGGTGGACAACCATTGCCAAACTGATAGCTGCTGAAACGTCCCCTGCGGATTTTCTCCGCACGATTCGCCAGCCTGCATCGGTTTCCTTAGCAGCGCAGTTATTCATGGAGTCCACCAGACTTGGTTGTCCGATGTGAACGATACGCGCGTTCACCAGCGCATCATAAAGGTCTGAGCAGGCTTGATAAAAGACAGTCCCGGACATATCTTGGATTTTGTGTCCAGATTGGGCTAAACGTTCGGCAACGCTCATCGTTGAGTATTTATCAAAGCAGATCATTCGCGGTTTGTATCTCATAGCCCATTCGTTGACCTCGATTGCCATTTTCAGTTCATCAATAGCGACTTGGCTTTCAAATTGAGCAATAACCCCAACTGCCACCTTGCCATCATCTTGAATCTGGCCTGCGACAAGGCTAGCCATCTTTTTGTTTACGGAAATGTCCATGCCGAAGATTGTGAGCCTTCCCGGCTCAATCTTCAGGTCTTGGACTGTCAAATCT